ATAAGGAACACCATTCTTCAGTACTTCACGCACTGTGGCACTTACGCGCGCGGCCTCAGCTTCTTGTGCTATAGGTACTATCGTCGCGAGAGCTTCCTCACAGCCGTTCATAGCAAAACTAGAGAGTATGAAATTAGTGTTATCTACACTATATATGGCTCGCTGCTTCCCCCATTCATACTTGGTAGATGCTCTAGCCACTATCTGTGGTACCCTGTTGGTAAAGTATTCTAACTTCCGCTGTGGCATTGCACAACATGCATACAGTTTGTTTTTGAGCATCGGATCTTTAGACACATACTGTTGATCTTCGTCATATTGTGAGTGATAAGCGCCTGGTGGTGCCCACTGCCAGCGCATCTTGAAATATGTGTCAAAGTGACTTTTGAAGGGCCTGCCCCCTCGCCTTTTGACTTTTCTAAATAATTCGTTTGCCCGTTCAAAAATGTCCACATCACTGATCGTTACTGTGTTTGGGTCTACTCTATGTTCTTTTTCTGTTGACCAAGACACTGCACCAATCCCCCTATTCACAAGAACTTCGAATTCAAAAAATATGCTACAGTCGATACCACACAAGTTTTGTACAGCCTTGAGTTTTAGTGAAATCTCTATTTTAACTATTTTTGCAAAATCCTCTAAACTGTCGTACCTCCAGGACCATAAAGCAGACCTGCTGATCAAGTTGTAGTGGTCCTCTGGCATACCAAGTACCCAAAGGAGATAACCTATTAAAGCCGATTCATTCATATTGCCATTAGAAATCATATTGTACATCCACTCATACATAAACGCACAGCGCTCTTCTATAACTGATTTATCTATGTCTCGTAACTCATTTATGGTCATATGTCTCATGTGCCTCGCTGATATTTTTTCATTGTTTAGTACTAACTTCTTATCATAAACATCATTAAACACAGCTTTGTGTTCGGGTTTTGGCCCTTTCTCTTTTGTGATTTCAAAATGTCTTATACTAGCTGTTGTAATATGCATTATATGCGACATTACTGTACTATTATCAACCTTGCCGTAAGGGAAGAGGGTCGGTCCGAATTGGACGCGAGACATACGTAACATCGCGTGTTTCCCCATTGTCCTGAGGTCATCGTTCAACGATACATAGCACATTGTTGCCTTCAAGATGGGGTTGAAAATACACAAACAATATACAACGTCAGAGTTAAATTTCACATGGGTCCAGCCATCTAGTCGAATCCCATACAATACATCAAACAGTAAGTATTTACAATCAATAAAAGTCTTTTCGATAAGTACCTCTCCAACTATATCGATATATAGCAAGACAGTTTTTAGCTCAGCTAAACCGCGTTTTCCATTATATTCTGGTCTATATCTGGTGGACCAACATCGTTCACCGCTAATTTCAAATCGCCTATAGGTACGGGGAGTGGCACAGCTAGCTCTGGATAGGTTACTTGAAAATCCGAAGTAACATAATCATAGTCAGCTAACAGATATGCTTGGTAGTTCGTTGAAGTGTGTTTAACACCCTTGTAGTAACGAACACCAGCGTAACTCCTTTCGTCTATGTAGCACACTGGTGAGTTAAATTGTGCTCTTGCGAGTGGCGTGGGTGTATCACGCTGCCACTGGAACACCATCTTACAGTTCAGGGCCAGGGACAAATCAGAGCC